TGGGTTGTTAATTATATCATTGAGTAAATGCTGTTGTTCTATCGGGGGCGCGCCCTTGCGTGCCTTCTGCAACCTGAGAACCATGTTGAGGGCTTGGAAGTTGGTTCCCTCGAGTTTGGTGTTTGCCTTAATGGCATTGAGTACCCCCCTGACAGTCGGCTTGGCATCAACCCCCTTAACTGCACCTGCACCACCCTCGACCTGTGCCGCATACTCTTGGATTGATTGGGCTACAATTTTGGTTCCCTCCTTTGCCCCCCTCGATACATCAGTCGATTCAATTGCCTTGAGTCGCTTTGTGACCTTTAATTCACCCTGCACTATATCCCTGGACCTTCTGGCCTTACCGCCAGTTATTTGCTCACCAATAGTAAGCAGGTCATCTATCTGCTTGGTTAGTTCCTGAAGTGTTCTATTGTTGGCTACACCTCCAGTAATTAACCAATCCTTAACCAGTGGATTGGTTTCGACCTTGGTATCAAATGACTTCTGTAATGAGGACAGTTCCTTCTTCAACTTATCCTTGGCAACCGCCCTGTGGTGGCTAATTAATGCTTCCTTTAGGGCTACTTGATTTACTGGATCAGGGGAGCCAACAATGGGATCTCCGGTGATCATGTTGGCATCACTACCCCTGCCATGACCCATTATGATGAACTCCTCCATGCTCAATTTGGATGGTGTCCATCCACCATTGGTATCCTGCAACACCAATCCATAATCCTTTTTTAACTCTAGGATTTGATTGGCAATCTCATGCATCTGTATGACGGCAGGGTCTTCAAATGATCTGCCGTGCGACTCAAGTACATCACGTACAGCATAGGGTTTACTATGTACTCCCTGCTTGGATATCGCTATGGCCTCTATCAGGTCATCAAGTAACTCCTTATTCTCTGCCGAACCAATAAAATCAAGGAACTCCTCGGCATTTTCAAAACCATGATCCCTATGGATTGATCCCAGATTCTCATCATAACTACCGGCCTTGTGTTGGATATGCCTAAGGAAATCATCATCAACCAGATGGAGTATCTTATTAATATCCTCACCACCAATAAGCATCTCCTTAATCTTGGACCTCGTAAATTTCCTTTGGGTGTCAGTATGGAATAACTTTAATACATTACCGCCACGTTGTATGTTCTTCCCCATTTTACTGACACCAATCAATGGAGCACTAGCCATCATTGCGCCAACTCCACTCATCCCATGACCTACACCCACCGCACCAAATGAAAGGCCAAGTAGAGCCCTTCTTGCGGCTGGTGGTATAAAGGGTATGGCTGTACCAAAGATTGTAGAAAAAGCTATATTGATCGCCGCATCCATTGGAGTGTAATCACTCTGGATAGCCTGCAGGGGAAAGTATACAAACGGCTCGGTTACTGCCCCACCCAAGAACCCCGAGACACCACCAGCCACGACTCTCTTGGCTGTCATATGTTTACCTACAGCCTGAAGACCCATCTTGGCTGTTATGGCCTCAAATGAAATGAAGGAGGTGGCAAGGAATAGGGGATCACCAAGTGTGGATGCCCCCATAAGGACTGGAAGGGTGGCCACCATCCTTAATGGTGTGAATGATGATTCTATCTCCGCATTGATACGATTTTCATCTACCTTCCAAGCGGCTATGTTAAGGGCCTCACCCCAAGTCATGCCCTTGTCCCACTTAAGGTTAAAGGCGCTAAATTGGGAATCAAATTCCTCCTCGGTTATATCCTGAGATAGATGTTCATCGGCCTCACCTATTATCATCTTGCTATACCAAGACTCAGGGTTGTGCCAAGACTTTGCTATTGCCCATTTGGATAACGCACCCTTCTGGTTCCATCCCGGTCCTATTGGAGTCTCCTGAAGGGCTTTCTCGAGTGAGCCGGAAAGGTATTGTTGCCAACTGCCCTGATGTTGAATTTGTGCTCCCAATGATTGATTCATCATTGGTTCAACCATTTCAGCCTCGTATATCTCCTTGGTTCTATTGTCTAGGGAGGATAGGTATTCTTGGCTCGGCCTACCTATGGGCTTTAATTCTATAGTGTCCTCTTGTGGGCCAACTATACCAGACCCCTCCAACTCTGATGGCTCCAAGTAATTGGGATCAACTGTTATGGCCATATCTTATTACTTATTGATACTGGGGAAATCGATAGCACCCCGATCCTTTTTTTGTTTGTCACCAAAAAATATACCCTCGTAATTCTCAGCTGGCGGATCAAGGGAGCGGCGGAGAAATGGTATACCCAACCCCCTGCTTGATGCCTTGATTGCGGAATTAGCCCACTTAAATGCCAAGTAAGCAGAATACATGTTAGTTCCCTCTATGTTATCTGGTCCATGATTTTCTTCAGGATCATAAAGTCCACGACCCGCAACCTCTATGTGGTTTGTCAAATGACTGTTCCCACGCTTCCTAATGGCCTCCTTCTCACTCAAGTCAAGTGTGTTGGATATCTCATTTGTTGAATGAAGATATACATTCTTCATATAATTAATATCAACATCGGAGTGGTCATCTGGTTTACTCCACCAAAGATTGCCACTATCGCGGACTGTATGGGGGTCAACAACCACATGAAAGTTATTTGTATATCCAAAGTGTCGTAATTTAGCTTTTGGAATCCGTTTCATGAAACCGTCTGTTTGAGGGCGATTGAGTTGGTTCTCAAGGGTGCGAATGGAATTAACTACGTCATTAAGCTTGTCTATGTCTTGTGGGCCATAGCCCTTCTTTATTGTCTCAAGTGCCTTAATTTGTGACATAATATTTTTGGCGTGTGCCTCATCCTCCCTTGGATGCATAAACGATGCTCCCTTTCTACCCGTTTGATCAGAAGCAACATGTTTCCAACCCAAAGTGGAATACTGGATTATTGTTCTTCTGAAATCATCATCACTATATACCCTTTCTATTACCTCCTTAATGTTCGCATTGAATCCGCCAAGTGAATCAGTTGCAAATGGACCACCACCACTATCCGACCATTTATGTTCAGATATTCTTTTGCCAGCTAAATCAACGGAGTTGGGGCGAAATCCCTCAATCCTACCACCACCCTTAAACATTTTTCTTGGAAAAATATAATATGCGCTGGCAGAAGGGTGATTACCACCCCTTTCGTCCATTACGTTTAATAGGGTGACTCTAATCATATGCTCATCAGGGCCAGCACGGGCCACCATATCAGCCTTCATAGCTTCACTCACCTCCCCATACACCATCTTAGTTGGCTTACCCCAAACTGTCCCTGAATTGATTACGGAATCAATCATATCCGCCTTGGACATGGATCCCCTGCCTTGGTGTACCCCAATGGCCATTTGAGCTAATTGTTTTATTACAACTGAGCCGATTTCAAGTTCGGCAGAAGTGTGTCTTGCAGCCCCCTCGATGTTTTTCCCCCATTGCACATCAGAGTTAAAAGGGATAATTTCATTATTAAACCATTGTATGGAATCAACCACATCCTGCTTAATTTTATCTGGCACCTGCTGACCATTCCCAAACCGCCGCCCAAAAGTTTGAATGGCAATATCAGTTGTGGGGATTGCATATGCTGTACCATCAGCATATCTACCTATGCTCATATTGGGGCTAATTAAGTCCACTAAATTCCGTAAGGCTGATGAAACAAAATCCGTATCTGTCGTCCTATCATCATCCTTATTCGCCTGCGCTCTCACCCTCTGCATCATAATGGTATTACCCAAGTAATTCTGTATTAAATCAGGGATGTCATTAACAGGTACAGAACCAGAGTTGGTAAAGATATCCATTGAATTTTGTTGTGCCTCAAAATATGTAACTGCATGACTTCGCATTATTTGGAGCTTAATAGCATCCTTGGTCGATGTGTCATTGGCCAAGAGAGTCTTAATAAGCTTGTTGGGCTTAAGGAATAATCCAGCTACAGCGGCAAATCTATTCGCAGTATGAGCATCCATGTGGGTCCTCCCATACTTATCCTCCTCAGATATACCTTGATATATACTATATATAAATGAGAACTTCCTTTTCATTTCACCATCAACAGGGGATAGTTTATGCAGATTGGGAAGTATCCATCCAGAACCATACTTTCTTTCAAGCTCACGGAATAGTTGAACAGAGTCCGCTCCAGTAAGCTGGCCCTTCTCCATTATCTTTAAGGCAACAGTAGTATCTGAAATCCACTCGGATGCTGTTGCGTTAACCTTTCCACTGGGAGTTACCCCCTTCTGGTGCTCCTTGAGCCTTTGATCCAACTCATGTCTTTGTATTCTATACGCATTCAATGCGTCTCCAGCCTGCTGGCTGGCTTCCTTGCCCTCAGGGGTATCGGCACCAAGCTCAAGAGCTTGGGCTTGCAGGTCTTTATATGTATTCCATCCCCGCATTGTAATGTTATATCTCTCTGAGGTATCACTATGATTGAGTTGGGTCTGCCTTACTTCAACCCCAGCCGTACTAACACCATTGTTACCATTCCATATTACAAACTGAACGGGATCATTATGTTGTAATTTTCCTCCTGCCGTTGCGGAAGTTGAGAGCTTTGTGTTGGCACTCGACCCCTCCTGCCTCTTGGAAAGCAATCCATGGAGATACATCTTGTAGTAAAGACTTTTGAATAATGCCCTATCTTCTTTGCCCTTAAAGGTGGCGTCCTTGCTGTATGGATTATAGTTTTTTCTCGGACTATTAAAGAGCTTGTTAAATCTGCGATCATGCCCCTCAAGGTATCCGGGATTATGACTTTGAGCCCTTGCGTACCATTGTGGTGGTTCATTTATCTCCCAGTTTCTCCATTCATTGGGATTATCTCCGGGAGACTTAAGATTTGCTCCACCATCGAAATTGGGTGCAACATTGGCTATGGAATTATCAAGCCACTTAGCAACTGACACCTGATCATACGACATCGTATTATCCTGCTCCAAGGCAACAAGATCGGTTGCATAGTTTTCCTTGTGTTGCCTAGTGTTAAGGGGCAACCCATCTTTACCTAATGCATTTAAACTAGGATTTATTTCATGCGCCCTATTGCCTAGCTTACTAAACAGATTACCCTTCTCATCGAAATCAAAGTCATCCTTGAAATAGGTCCAGCTACTCTGGTGCCTAAATGCACTTGTAGGGTCCTTTACCTGTTCCTTCTGACTACGACTTAACGCCAAATCAGGAGCGGGAGTATCATCAGTATCGGCCATAACTATCCTCCAAACCTATTGTACTTGCGGGCGGTTTCATTTGATTTAAATTGAGTTCTTCCTTCTAAAAGGAAATCACGAACACCCTTGGTTCTCTTAGTCTCTCCATAAGAATAATCACTGGCCCTATCTAAGGCAACCTCCTTATAGGAAGGTATCTCATGCACTGATAGATGCCTAAATAAATCACCATCCTTACTGAAAACCATTTCAGCAAAAGACCTCTTGGTTGATAGAGGCGCAGTAACAGCAAAAGCCCACAATCCCTCAATCACTCCCTCGCCCTCAGAAACAACAGGATCTCCAGTTAGAAGATCGTACTTGGTTATTTTTGGTATATTGCCAGAGATAAAGTTGACACGCCTTTGCATGTCATGCTTCCATTCAATTAGGGTCTGCTTTCTCTTTTCAGCAAAGACAGCGTACTCTGGGGTGGAGGGATCAAATTGCTTCTGCATTATATCCAGCGAGTTGGCTAATGTCAGATAGTCATCTCTGATTGCGCCTCCCAGATTTCGGGCAATTTCCATAGCCTTGGCATCCTTTGCCTGACCCACAAGGCCTTCTAATCCTGATATTGCTTCATTTGTCTTACTTGACCAATCCATGCTGGATGTAGCAAAGTGATTTCTACCAAAAGCACCAATCAATGGAATGGCTCGCCTAACAAATAAATCCCTACCCTCTGGCGTCTCCATGCCATATGTCCCAGATATGGTATTAAAAACAGGCTCAATCATTGATCTGGAAACAAAATTATATACAGCCTTAGGCCTTACTTCAACACCAATTGTAGTGGACCATTTTTCTGGAGAATAAAACTCCTTATTATTTACCAAGTGCTCAACCTGATTAATGCTGGTTTCTGTATTAATTCGATTTTGCTTCTCAGTCGCAGTTAATTCCTTTGCTTCAATAATAGAAAGTAGTTCCGCACCTCTCCTGTGTTGATGTATCGACCTAATAACAGCATCAATATTTCTACGCTTGCGTGCCTTAAGGTTCTCCCCGATATCACCCTTGCCACTAGATGTGGCAATTACATCATAAAGGCCCGCAACATCCTCAGACATTTTATTCGGATCAGTTTGTTGAAATTGAGAAAGATAGTCTTCAGTAAAGGCATCAATAGTGGAGGCAAGTGCTGGTGTTTGGCTTTGGGGATCGTTTAATATATTCTGAATACCAGTTATATAACCCCCCACTGCTTTACTTTGGGATGCGTATGACTTGCCATCAAAGGAAGCGGAACGAGCCTTCTCTACTGAGAAGCCATCCATGTCCGCCCTATTCTGTTCAATCTCCTTCTCCCTAGCAATTCTTCTACCCTCGGCCTCACGCCTCGCCTCATTGGATGCAATGGTCGAACCAAGTCCACCAAGTGCGGCCATGATCCTTGCACCAGCCTGAGCCTTTCGACTACTTACGGCAGAGGCAACAGCAGCACTGGAACCGGGCATAACACTACCCGGCCTTACATCTCCACCAACGTCTGAGTCTTGTTTTATCATTAATCCTTTGACCCCCAAGTTGTTATGGCCCCTTGCGTAATACCTATGCCAGTAGTGAAGTAGGTTGATGTTGCATCGACCTCACCAGCACGCTTGGCGGCACGACCCCTTCTCAATATGGCTTCCTGTTCATTACGCATCTTCTTTATCTGTGTAAACGAACCATAGTTCGCATCAGCAATGCGTCTCCTTAAAGATATTTCACTCTCACGACTTAACTCACCACCAGAGGATACTGCCACACCAGCCGCCGCAATCTGGGACTGCATCGTTGGCATGATATGTTTCTTGTGGGTGTCTACTATTCTCTTACGCTGGTGACCAAGCCAGCGGGAATAGTTCATCATATCCTCCTCCTTGAGCTTGGCCTCCCTCTGTGCCTCAAGCAGAGCCTGCTGGCCAGCCATCTTGGACTGCTGTGCCGAATAATGCCCAGCATACCCTTGGGCCAGCATCAATGGCACGGATAGCCAACTCAAATCAATGCCGGGATCTTCCTCTACTGGTATGGATGACATTATCTATTGATAGTTAATTCCGGTGAAAGGGAAAGTATATTTAATAGGTGCGGGGAATTTGATATCAATTTAAGACCCTCATATGCATTGTAATTGGAATCAATAGGGAACGTCTTCTGACCGGAAAATGTAAAGTCCCCGACATCAATCAGGTCAAGGTTGGTGGTGCCAGCAGAGAAATCGCCAGAGTTATCCAGATTCAATGTTAATTCATTGATGCGCCTGACACGACCCATGGTTGTACCCCCACCCTTATCAATAGTTTCAAGTGGAAGGGTCTCCACCATTGCATGGAATGGGAAACCAATTGACCACCTGACCGCACGGGTATAGGTCTTTGAGGGAAGTATATTGGTAGTGGAGCCAGATGAATCATAGGCTGTAACTATATAGTTTGAACCACTCTCTGTAAGCCTGCAAAAGCCTCCACTCTTGGGCCAGCACTCTTCAACATACAGCCCGCAGGCATGACCATCGTTCCCATATATGACAATAGATACATCAATATAGTAGCCCGAGCCAAGGGAGATTGGCATGTATGGGTCCAATTCAGTCTTGGCAATTAACAATGTAGAAACGGACGCATCAGCAGAAACAGCATCATTACCTGTCCTGTTATACCGCATATCCATTGGCCCAACCAGTTCACCAATCCTTTTCTGGGTGGGTGTATCAACAGAGAATTCACCAGCAGGAGCAAGGAATTCAAAACACAGGTAATCACTTGTAGCAGTACAAACACCTGTAGTATTATCTCGCTTCAATCCGTTGCGGAATGATGCAATATACAGGCAATCGGATTTCAGGTCGTAGGGGGAAGGCAATGAACATATTGACATTACGGATGGGCCTCGAGGGACCCACTTGCCATCCGTGTAGTCATTATAGAAGGAATCAGAGGTGTGCTTTACCAATGATTCAAAAATACAGCCATCCTTTATTACAAGCCTAAGGTGGTCGTAGGATGTTGATGTCACCCAGTCATCTATTGTTCCACTCTTGGCATCTGGAGCATCATTCCTGCGGGTGTATCCACCCAAGAATAATCTGGAATACCCAACGACCTGTTGCTCCTTCTCATACGTCATTGAGTATATATCCCCAGCACCAGTCCTGAAGAACAATTGATTGTGCGGATACTTTAAATACGATGTCTCTGCTACTGGACTATTGATATCAAACAGATGATCAGCAATGACCGACAGGTTGATTGCCTTAAATGAATCACTGTCGTAGCTGTAGGATAACTCCCTTACAACCTTGCCCGGGGCCTGAACAAATATAACAGAGTCTCCCACGCGCTGTGCCTGTATGTCAGAGGAACCAAAGGTTGTCTGCTGGGTTATCTTGATGTTAACTGGCGTTAACGCTTCCCCTGACGTAGCCGCAGTTACCCTCCACTCACTGGCGGAAGTACCAACCAATAGATTCTCAGATGAATCCATCCACACTATCTCATTGGACTGTGAGGATGCTATCTTATATGAGAACCCAGATGTAGCCAATACACTGGAGGTTAAATCTGTCGGACTGAATGTTTCAAAGTTTCCAAGTGTACTGAACCAAAGGGTCTGGGGAGAAAATGGACTGCCACCAAAACAAAGTCTCTGTTGATAGAAGGTTACTGCCTTGGGATAATTTCCGGGATACCAAGCACCAAGTTGCCATATTGTAGTTACGCCCTTGTTGAGCTTGGTCCCACTTCCATCCTTGGCCAATGGCATAGGCGTATACAGGCGTACCAGATAACTCTTGGTGCCATTGGTAGTCGTAACTGATACACCATCAGAGGCCGCAGAATCAGTACCAGTAACAGCACGTAGCTTCCCCCATACCTTCTCGCCTTCAAAATCAAGACGGATAAATCTATTGTCATCAGTAGAGGTGGAGAAGGTATCCTCATTTGACCTGAGGATGCCATATATCATCCTGTCATATTCGTATACCTTGCCTACGGCTGTATCATTCTCAAAAAATATAGGGTATGCTTCTCCAGTCCCACTAACTGCCGTGCCAAGATAATACTCAGGCCTCCAAGTTCCATCCTTGATTTTAAATACATCACCAACAACACCGGCTTCGGGTATATCATCGTGACTCGCAGATCGAGTAACATCGGGGGTTTTGGATGGAGCCCATGTCCTCAATACCGGTGTTGTTGTTCCCCCGCCCGGAAAAGCAACAACTTCCGCCATTGTACCAGTAGTAGGCTTACAGGTTCTTAATCCAAGATATTCATCAAGTTGTACCCAACGATTCCTCATTGATTGGGTTGCCATATTGTCAGTTATAAGCGTGTCAAGCGGAGCGGCTGGGGTACTGCCCGTGTCAATGGTCCTAGAGGAATCCCATTGCCTATGCTTGTAGAATGCACCCTCCAAGGACTTTGAGAACACAGCTGATAAAGATATTAAATGTCCGCCCTTCTCCCCAGTAAGCACAGATATATCATCATCAAGTGGGTTGGGACTTGTGTCATCACTACCAAGATAAGCTAACCTTGAGTCATCTGATTCAATTACAGCAGAAGTATCAAGCTCATCAACTACATTGTCATTGGCAAGTATTGTAGCAACAGAGGTGGTGGTGTTAACTGATATAACACGACCAATTACAGTATTACCACTTGAGTCATATTCCATCCACCCGCCAGCAGGTATGGTATCGTGCCAAACAGATCGCAATGCCGTACTGGCCGCATGTTCTGCGGCAGAGGTACTTTGCTGACCTCTGGTACAACCAGTAAAATTATTACCACTAATGCCCGTATATCTTATTACTTCATCCTCAATCCTGAAGGCACACGATGAAGTGTAGGTCAAATCCGCGGGATCAGGGAAGCCAGCAGTGGAAGTAACAGCAATGGTCCCAGTTGCCCCAATGAGCAATGTGGAGCCTGTAAGGGTTGTTGATGCACCAAAGTGAGGGGGTGCAGTCAAATCAATGGGATCAGAAAAAGTTACATAAGTGTGGTCGGAGTGGGCAGTATAATTGAGCGAATGGGTATCCGTTGTGTTTAAATCATTGTACGGACCATCATAGAATACCACATCACTAAGGGTCCATATCTGTGGTTCACTCGCCGAATTATTAGACCTTACTATCTTTCTTGGTGGATGACTCGGATGCGTTATGAATATCGTATCCTCCATCTGGGCAAAGTCCAAGGTCTCTAGCTCACCCCTGTTATAGGGTAGTTCAAAGTCTGGGGTGCCAGTAACGTAGGCTCCCTCATGAACCTTGACAGTATTGCCGGTCAGTCCAGCACCACCACCATAATAAGTATTGGAGGTGGATGAAAACTTTTGAAATGTCCTTGTCGCATTCTGGATGATGTGACACTCACACCCGCCACTACCACCACTACCCTTGGCGATAAACACCAAGACATAGGAGTATAGCCTGTTAAATACAAAGGGGATCATCCTGATCCCCTCAACCTTGGAGTCGGGCAAGTCCTGCTGTCCTGCACTGGGAATGATATCATACCCAGATGCAGATATATGCTCTACAGATGCCGTCCCTGTTCGCTTTAACGCACCACCAGTAGGGACAACAATGAAGTTCTCCATGCGAGCCGCACCATTTTTATACCTGTCATGATCAATGCGTCCACGTATCTTGGGAGAAACCTCCCCAGAAGTGAAATTAGTTTGAACTTGTCTAGCATCAGCCATCAGGGGCGGTAGTGATTTCTAAATGAAGTAAAAATTGATGACCCGTATCTGGATTCGTCAAACAGATTGGCCTCAACGTGATAGCGACCATCCTCCTGTGCATCGGCAGTCTTGGCATCAGCCAAGGCCTTACGCATACCAGCCTGTGTCATCTCCCATGCACCTTGGTTTTGGGTTATCGCATAGGACATCTCAAAGGCCAAACACCAAGATAGGGCCTCAATGAACGATGCATCCATTGCGGCATAATCAGTCACATCGTATACATATAGTATATTTGGACTGGAGGAGTCGGATATTAAATTGCTACCCTCAACCCTGTATTCCTTGTCTATATCATATACATTGAGCAGTCGGAGCAGATCAGTAGGGAGTGGTACGGAATAGGAGTATCCAAAGTCAGGGGCCGTATTGGCTAATGCCGTACCTACAGAAGTCCATGTGGAAGCCGTTTCCCCAGAGGCTATGGCACCACTAATTGTACCCGAAAGAACAAGAGCATCAATCGCCGCAGAAGCATTTAAAGTTAATGCATTGCCACTGGAAAATGTAATAACCAACCCACTGGGCAATGCAGATGTCAAGGCAGATACTGCCACAGTCCCACTCCCATGAGCGCCAGTCGTAGTTATATCTACACTATCGACCCTCTTGATCGCAAAATTCCACGGGTGGGAACGAATTAAACTCTTGCGAATATGTGGCAACCTTTCCACGGCAAGTCGTGCTTCCTTGGTCGTACCACCAGTCTTTTGTGCAGAAGTAATCAACCCAGCACCGAGTTTGGTCAGGGCTGAGTTGATTATCTCTAAGTCTGTTGCCATTAGAAGAAAGAGGGGCAGGGGCTACCCTACCCCCCTTTAATATGATGAGTATGCAGTGAGGTGGTAAAGGTTAATCTACGACGTAGGCAAGATCAACCCAGAAGGATAGTGCGCCAGCGGCAGTCAATGCGGCAGTATCTATTACGGCCTCAAAAACAACAGGATCAGCGGATTTGAAAACACTATATGATCCATTTGCCATATTATGGTATTCGTGAGGCGCAGTGATAGTCGCCGCCGCATCCATCTGGTTGAAGTAAGTCTGAGCAAGGACTGCTGATGTACTGCCATCGAGTTCAACCTTAGTATAAGCCTTTGATTTTATACTTATGTTTGAGTTAGTGGCACCAAGAGCACCACCACCCCATCCAAGACGAAACCATACAATACGGCAGGCAGGGACCTCAAAAAGGTCGTAGGTGTCAGTTGCTCCGGGAGTATATGTAGCACCAGTATCAGGGTTAGTACCCACTAATACTGAACCAAACTTATAACGCCATTTTCCATAATCATCCGGTGGAGACGATGGTGCGTGAGCCCCAGTTGTTCTTTTAAGAACATGAGGCGAATATTGAGTAGAATTATATGTAGCCATTGTTAGTAATATTTTGAGTTTTTGATTTATTAAGCGGTAGCATAAGCAATAACAGCTGCATTGAGCGCAATATTTAATGCGTTCTCCTCAGTAGCAGTAGCTCCATTGACTCCATCCCATGGGATTTCATCAACAATAGAAACTGTTGCCTTATTCGCAGCCGACGCGCCAAATGTATTGGCGTGTGCTCGCTGTGATGCATTCCATACCTGAGGAGTATTCCCCAATGGGTGACCACCAGAAAATACAGGTTGACTAGCAACCAGATCATATTCTCGGGTGTGGAATGTTTCTATTGTCTGCTCTGTGTCAGGGACAAAGGCATTAACAGCGACCATTACTTTTCCTACAGGTAGTGGATACATCTTATGCTTCCTCGCAATCTATTTGTACGACTTTTTCTTCCCACATCCGAACAGCACCAAATGATGCACAGACATAAACCTGTGTATTATTGCGCTTATCACGACGAGGACCGACATCGACATTAATATCCGTACCAACGGCAAGTGTAATTGCACTTGAAGGATATGCCAAACACTGGCGAGTATTGGCAGTACTTGTTGCATCATGTGCATCAGCACCCTTAGCCAGACGCTCGGTGCGAACAAAATTAAAGCCCATAAAGCTATTAATTTCGCCATTAACCAAGGCGCGAACTGTGTTGTAGTCACTACTTGTAGCTTCAACTGTACGCAGGAGTGCCTGAATCTGGGATGCTGTAACCACTAAGGTTAAGCTATCTCCGTCATCAATCGCCTCGTTGGAGTCGAATAGATAACGAGCACGGCGCAACTTACCAACTGTAAGGTTGGAAACATTAGCAGTTCCGTTTTCAACATAGTTATTATCAATAACCTGTGTGGCAGGAAAGGCAGTCGAGGACTGCCCAGTTTTGCCTGTTATAGCGGCGGCTCTAGCGGCCTCGATGATGATGTCATCCATCTTGCGACCAAGAGACATAACAGCGTTCTGCGTATAACTTGATGTAGGATCAGCCAGCATACGAATCTTGTCAGGACGATCAATCATATCGGCCCAATCAAAATCGCGCATTCCAACGCGCCTACGTGAGTGAGGTGTTTCTAACAATGGTGTATCGGAGTGACGACTCTGGATTTCCACAGCGTCAACTGGACCAATACGGTCATAAAAATCAAATTCAGACTTCTGGGACTCG